ATGTTATCCCAGCCGTTAAAGGTGCTGATAGTGTACGTAATGGAATAAATAAGCTGCAAGAACATGATATACTTATTACATCACGTTCAACCAACACAATCAATGAGTTTCAGAATTACACATGGGCAAAGGACAGAAACGGAAAAGAAACGGGAGAGCCTATTGATGCTTTTAATCATGCTATTGACCCAGCTCGCTATGTTGCGTTAACTAAACTAAGCTATCAAGGTTATACTGAGGTATATTAATAAATGAGTGTATTTTATTGTTATATTATTGAATGATACCGATTGAGATAGTAATAGATGAATTTGGCAATAAGTTAGTTGATGACCTGAAAGCATCCCTTAAAAAGAAAGGGGTGATGTATCAAACGCAAGAAAGTAAACTAGCTGCATCAATTCGTTTTAGAACATTGCCTAAAGGTGATTCAATTGTGTTTCAGTTGTTGATGCCTGACTATGCCGAGATAAGGGATAAGGGAAGGAAGCCCGGACCAGTTAGTAAAGAGGGTAAAAAGAAAATAGGTGAATGGGGCAACCGAAAGGGAATGATAGGTAAGTTTAGCGAGAATGAATTAATTAACAGAAAGAAAAAACAAGACGAAGCAAAAGCAAGGAATAAAAACAGAAAGGTTTGGAAGACTTTAAAAAAGCAACCATTCAATAAAGCTAAAGAAGCGTTTGCTTATGTAGTGGGTAGAAAGATAGCTAAGAAAGGCTACGAAGGAAACAACTTCTTTACTGACGTGATAAATGATGGGCGTATTGACGAATTAAAAAAAGACTTAATGGATTATGGTTTCAAGAACTTTAAATTTGGATTAGAATAGCATGGCAATCACTATTACACATAAACCCCAAACAATAGCACCGGGATTCAATCAATTGATGTTTAGAGCCACGTCAACGCAAACGGCACAACCTAACTTTAACTATTATGTTACTGTTAATGTGGACGGTGTTGCTTTAACTCCTATGCCATTGCCGGCACGTCCAACAGGTGACCTTATTTTGGATATTAAGCCATTGGTGAGGGACTTCTTAAAACATTACTTTCCATTCAATCTTTCGGGATGGCAAACGTGTACGAAGTCAATTATAAACGTTACAGTTAACATAGGCGAACGTTACGGAACTACTCCGACTATCTATACAGGAACTAATCAATTCTTTAAAATATGGAATGGTTCGTTAACAGAGAGGGAAAGGATGACTTACAACTCTTCACTGTACGTGAGTGGTTCGAGGGCTTTAAATAATTTACCAACTGAAATAAAGGTTAAAAAGGATAAACAAGATGTTGTTTTTTATTACTTGTTAAACGCTGTTAATGACGTTACAACGGTTGAAGTTAAAACATACGACTCAACAAACACATTACAAAGTGATAGTGCCATTGCCAACCCACACACAACAGTAACAACACAAAATCAAATGCTTTGTATTAACCTCGGAAAGGCTGCGCTACAGGGATTGTTAGTCAGTCAAGTTGGAGGAGATTTTCCAATATCAACCAGTTCGAGTGTTAAAAGAATAAATATTAAGTTCAAAAACGGTGGTACTACTGTTGGAGAATATAACATCAATTATGTAGGATGCAAGGGGCGTAATGAGAAACCGTATAGCCTTTACTACCTCAATCGCAATGGGGCTTTTGATTTTATTAACTTCGTTTCAGTTAATCGAACCAACACCAATACTAAGATAAATTACAGAAAGATTGAACAATACCACAAAGGTAGTTACTTGGATTCAAGTAGTACAATTGTTTTAATCGATAGCCCATTGGAGCAAAGAGATAGGGTGTTAGGCAACACTAATCAAGACACTTACCGATTAATTACAGATTCGTTAAGTGATTCAGATGTTGCAATGCTAGAAGATTGCTTTAACTCAAGCGTGTACATTTTACATGACATTGAAAACGACTATTACGAATATGTGAACCAAACAGATACTCAATTCATCGTAAGGGAAAAGATAGTTGACAAAGTAATTCAGGTGCAAATGAACATTAACAGTAACATCATTAACGAAAGGCAGACGTTTTAATGGGTAGGTTATTTATTCGAAATATTGAAGTTGATATGGTTGAGGATGTGAATACGTCCTTAAACTATTCTTTATTGGACATTCAAAACCCGGTTAATAAGCAGACTAATTATAGCAAGTCAATTAAGTTACCAGCAACAAACCCGATTAATCAAATATTTGAATACATCTTTAACTTAGATGTAACCCTATCCACATTTAATCCAAACAAAAAAGAGCCTGCTATTTACTATTCAAATGAAAGCGAAATATTCGCAGGTCACGTAAGGCTTAAGAAGATAGAACGTAATTTAGATAAACAAACAAACTTTTACATACTTGAACTGTTTGGCGAACTATCCTCTTTATTTAGAGACATTGGCGAAAAGTTAGTAACAGGTAATCCGAACCCTGCCGACGACTTAGACTTTAGCGAGTATGACCATGAATTGAACTACACCAATGTAGTTAATAGTTGGGCAACTTCAAATATAGTTAGTGGCTCACCTGTTTCATTAGGGGGGTTAGGTGCTAAAGGTTATCGTTACGCCTTGGCTAATTACGGAACGGAAGCGGAATATTTTTTAAACAACTCATCTAACTATAATCCCGACATTGACTTTGCTGTTAATAATATGCGCCCTGTCATATTCAGGTATGAACTTTTAAAAAAGATATTTGATAAAGCAGGCTGGGTTTGGGATTCAGCTTTTTTAAACGGGACTAGGTTTGGTAAAATAGTTCACCCTTGTAACAATGATGTATTAAGCCTTTCGCAATCTCAAATAGATAACAATAGGTATTACGTAAATGATAACGTAGGCATAAGTAACACCGTTGCAATGAATCCAATCGGAGGTTCTAGTGCTACATTTGTTCCAACGTTACCACCTTACAATACTGTTATATTCAATAACGAAGCTTCACCATTTTATGACACAGGAGCAAACAACAATACTACAACCGGAATATTTAACACACCGTTACAATCGACTTACATAATCACATTTCAAACAACCGTTAACGCTGAGTTATCAATACCAACAACACCGGTAGGTAGGTTAATGACTTCGTTTACAGGGATTGTTAGATTGTCAATTGATAAAGAAGTTTCACCCGGTGTTTGGACAAATATACACTATCAAGACTTTAACTACAATCAAACGAATGCAGGTACTTTTGTTTTATCTCAATCATTCCAAACAACTAAAGAAGTCTATGATATTGTAAACACTAAGTACAGATGTACTGTTGGCTATGGTAGCTTAGTTGGTACAATGACCTCAGTAATAACAGGCGGTAACATCTTTATTAAAGTATTGGATAGTTACTTGTACGTAAGGCTAAAGAATAACAATGTAGTGGAGGGTATGGGCGTTACTTATTCTTTTAATCAAGTGTTACCAAAAAATAAAAAACAAAAAGACTTTTTAATCGATTCAATTCGTGAGTTCAATTTGTGGATGATAGAGGATAAACTGGTTAAAAAGAAAATGATAATCGAGCCGTACGAAAATTGGTTTGACCCTATCAATGTTGAAGATTGGACAGCTTTAAGAGACACTAAAGCAGGCGAAAGCTATGAGTTATTATCTTTACTAGATAACAAAACATTTCACTTTGCGCATAAACCTAATTCAGACTATTGGTCTAAAAAGTACACCGAAAGAAACCTTTATAATTACGGTGATGCTGTTAAGGACATTGATAATGACTTTTTAAATGGTACTAATAAAATTGAACTTACAACAAGTTCAAGCCCTTTGATTGGCAATGATTCAAACGGTTTACTAATACCTCAGATTTACTCAATCGATAACGGGGTGATTAAACCAATTAAACATAACTTAAGGTCAATGCTATGGGGTGGGCTTGTAAACATGGACGGGGGCTATTGGACTTTGTGGAGTTTAGGAAACCCTACTAACTTTAGTCAATATCCTTACATCGGGCATTTAGATGACCCTTACAATCCAACGTTTGATTTCTTGTTTGAGAATCCAAGTGAGATATTTTATGAACGCCCAGTACTTAATTACACTAATAACAATCTTTATAATGCTTATTGGAAAGGCTATGTTGACCAATTAAGCAACCCTAACAGCAAGGTTGTAACACGTAACTATTGGTTAAGCGAGAAAACAATCAAGGAACTAACATGGCGCAAAAGAATATTTGATGACGGGCATTACTTTATACTTTATTCAATCGAGAATTACACACCGGACAGCAACCAGTCAACAACTTGCAAATTATTAAAGCTAAGTGATTACGTTGCATTTATTCCAAGCGGTGAATCACCGGGTGGAAGTGGTGGAGGTGGTAATGCTTTCGGTAGTTCAAAAGTTGCGGCTTCATTAAGTTCATTCTTAATTGAGTCAGCAACACCAAGCGGAATGAGGTTAGCAGCACCGACCGCAACAAAAAAAGTGTTTATTGATAGTGACTCGAATTTACCATTAGGAAAGTTTACAATAATAGAAGCGGACGCAAGCGGTGGCGATATTACAATAACTTTAAACAATGTAGGGTTTGAGTTTATGGTTGTTAGGGTTGATAATACTGTAGGTACAAGTGTATTCTTGCAGCCAGACGATGCAACTGTTTTAATTGACTTTGCAGCAAATTACACGCTAACAACTCAGGGGGAATTGGTTAAGGTTATACCTGTTGAAGGGGCTTATTACGTACAGAAATGATGAATATAAAAGACATAAATAGTTGCTTTGTTGATATGCTTTTAGTTTTGAATCTATACAATCAAAACAATGAAGAGTTAAACAAGGATATTAAAACGGCTTGGAAACTAGCCGAAAAAACACATAAAAGAAAATGGAGAAACTATCGTTTGAATTTGAGATAAAAGGAGTCACTAAGTCTATTAACTCAATCGCTGAGGCTAAAGATGCTTTAAGCGAATTGCAGGATGTTGTAGAAAATTCCGACTTTGGGAGCGAGGAGTTCAGGGCTGCGAGTACTGAGATTGAAAGGGTACAAGCCAAGTTAATTGAAGCAACTAGTAAAGGTGTTGAACCTGCAACGAATGGATTCAAGAAACTAAAGGACGAATTAAAAGCAGCTAAGAACGCTCAAGCGGAAGCTGCTCAAACATTCGGAGAGGGTAGTAAAGAATACAAAGCAGCCGCCCAGCAAGTCGCTAATTTACAGGATAAGATAGATGACTTAAAAGACAGTTCAGTTTCTTTAAAAGGTACTGGCATTGAACGTTTGAATAGTGGCGTTGGACTTTTAAAAGAAGGTTTTGCCAATTTTGATACTGACAAATTAAAGGTCGGTTTTAATGCGCTTGGAAGTGCCATGAAAGCAATCCCTATATTTTTAATTATTGAGGGAGTTAGATACCTAGTTGAAAACTTTAATGAATTATCAGAGGGTACAGGAATAATAGCCAAAGCATTACAAGGTGTTTCTTGGATAATGAATAAATTAAAAGAGGAAATTTATGCCGTTACAGATGCTTTAGGATTAACGAATAGCGCGCTTGACAAACAAGGCGAAGCTATTAAAACCTATGCCGACAAAACAAAAGAAGCGTTAAACCAACAGTCAGCTGCATTTGATAGGCAAATTGCACAGGCTAAAGCGGCTGGCAAATCTACAGTTGATTTAGAAATAGCAAAACAAAAAGCAATCATTGAAACCAATAAAACAATAGTTAAACAGATTGAGGCGTTTGTAAGGGCTGGTGGAGAATTAGATGAAGAGAAACGCAAACTACTTTCTGAATCATTAGAAACTATTAGAAACGCTAAGTCACAGGAAAATGTAGTTGTATTAACAGCGCAAAAAGAACAAAACGATGCTTACAAGAAGAAGTTAGAAGAACGAAAGAAGTTACTTGAAGAGGCTATCAATGAAGAAAACCAATTAAACAAAAACAAAAAAGCATTCGACCTTCAGCTTGAAGTAGAAAAGCAAGCGGAGCAAGAAGTTATATTAACTCAATCATTAGAGCAGCAAAGTTTAATTAATGACTACTTTAACCAAATAGACAAAGAGCGACTAGCTAAATGGAATGAAGAACAAAAACAATTATTAATTGATAGAACAAATCAAGGATTAGATACATTAACACAATTTACAAACGCTAGCGCAGCTCTTAGTGATGCTGTGTTTAGTGTTCAGTTGGAGAATTCTAAAAAGGGTAGTGAAGAGGAGTTGAAGATAAAGCGTAAACAATTTGATTTAAACAAAAAGATTCAAATAGGTGCAGCCGTAATAAGTGGGTTACAAGGCGCATTAAATGCAATAACAGCAAAGTCAACAATACCTCAACCATTTGATGCGATTTATAAAGGGCTTCAAGTTGCTACAATTGCAGGAACTACAGCGCAAACAATTAACAAAATTAGTTCGACTCCATTTGAAGGCGGTAACGCTTCAAGTATTAGCGGTAACAACTCAACCCCTGCCATTGGAGGCTCTGCACCTGCTTTTAATTCAATTGCTCCAAGTGTTAACCCTGCAAACCAACAACCACAATCAACACGATTAGATGAGAGTGGTAGACCAATAGGTCAAAATCAATCGTTTAGAATTAAGGCGGATGTGGTTGAAAATGATATGACCGAGAAACAAAAAGAACAAGAAAAAAGAAAATCACTAATAACTTTTTAACATGACTATAAAAGAAAACGGAGTCTATAAAGGCTTAATTAAAAAAAACGAAAACGGGTTAAACATTTTATCAATGGTTGAAAGCCCTGCTATTGAAGTTGAATACATTAAAATGAATAAGGAGGATGAGCCTATTCAAATTAAATGTGAAGTGTTGAATGAAGAAAAAAGAATTGTTATTGCACCTGCAATGGTACCGGATTTAGTAATACCTAGAGTGAGCAAACAAGGCGTTAAGTTCTCAGTTTACTTCGATAGAGAAACTATTTTTGAAAGTTTGTTTAAATTATCCTCTGAGCAAAAAGACCAAAACATAGATATTAACCACAATCAAGAATTGATTAACGGTGCTACTATTATTGAAAAGTTTATTACTGATGAAAATAGAGTTCAATCAGTTAAAGGATTTGAAAATATGCCTTTTGGTACATTGTTTTTTACAGCTATTGTTACCGATGACCAATTATGGTCGGATATTAAAGCAGGCAAAATAAACGGCTGGAGTATTGATGGGCAGTACACTCTAGAGGAAACCGATGTTGAATTAACAGAAGAAGAAGTAAATTTTTTAATAAAAAATAATATTTAAGCATTTTTTTTTGTTATATGATTAAGACATGGATTTAACATTATCAAAAATATTAAATAAAGTTTTACCGAATGACGTAAAACTTCAATTAAAAAAAGAGATTGAAGCCTCAATCAAACTACAAGAAGAAATTCAATTAATGACAAAAGAATACGCTTTAGCAGACGGCACAAAACTAAAAGTTAACGGTGAGTTAGCTGCCGGCACAAAGGTTGATGTTATGCAAGCCGACGGAACAATGATTCCAACTCCAATGAATGGAGAGGTTGAGGTAATGAACGAAGATGGAAGCATGACTGTTGTTAAAGTTGTTGAAGGTGTTATAGCTGAGGTTAAGCCAAAAGAAATGGAAATGAGCGAAGAAGATAAAGCTAAAAAAGCAATGGAAGACGAAGCTAAGAAAAAAGCTGAAACAGCCATGCAAACTCAAATGAGCAAACAACTTAGTGAGATTGAATCTTTAAAGAACGAAAATAAATCTTTAAAAGATGCGGTTAATAAAAACACTGAATCAATCAACTTAATTTTAAGTGTATTTAAGACTTTGGAAGAAACTCCAATGCAAGAAGAAAACATTAAGATGAAGTCTTATGAAGATATGACTCCGGCTGAGAGATACAGATATAACAAAGGATTAATGTAATGGCTAAGAAAAAAGAAACTGAAATAAAAGAATTTATCAATCCATTCACTCCTAACTTAACTTATATTGAATGGTTAAAGCAAGTTCCGAGTGATGTTGATATGAAAGAATACTTAACAAGTGGTGGGTTAAGTGAAAGCGAAGTAAACCACATATTAAACGAATTAGAAATCATAAACAAAAAATAAAATAAAATGGCAGTAACATACACAGGTCAATCAACTATTAAAGGGCCTAACTTAGTACCAGTTTTACAAGAAATATTCCATGAGAATAAAACTATTGCTAACAACTGGGTGACTTTCAATGATGACATGAAAGAAGGTACAATCATTACTACAGCCTCTGTTGGTGCTACTGCACAGGCGTATACAGGTAATGCGTTAACTCCTTCTAACTCTATTCAAATTACTGATAGAGTTGTTAGTTTAACTAAATTAGAATATCGTGAAGACTTTTTAGAGGAGGCAATTAGAGCAGGTCGCTTTAATCAGTCAATGAAAAAAGGTGCATGGGAAATTGAATCAAACGAATTTAATAGTAAAGTGTTAGGAATGTTTGCTCCAAAAATTTCAGCAGATTCTGAAAGATTATTTTGGGGTGGCATCACAGCAGGAACAAAAACAGCTATCGCTGGCTTAACTCCGGGTGCTGGTCAAGGTTCTATTACAGCAGCAACACAAACAGCCGTAGCCGGTTTAACAGCTGGTTTAGTTGATGGTATATTCACTAAGGCACTATACGATAATAGTGCGTTAGGTCAGTATATCAAAGTAACCGGAACAACCGTAACAAGCTCTAACATTGCTACTGAGGTAGGTAAGATATTCGCTGCGCTACCAGTTGAAATGTTAGAAGACTCTAGCGACCCAGTATTCATCTACTGCCCATTAGCTTGGAAGCAATTATGTTACAATGCTAACAACACTGTTGGTGCTGCACAACAAATCAATTTTGTAATTGAGGGCAACAACTTTGCAACAAGTAGAGTGTTTTATAACGGATTAGAATTAGTGTTTGTTCCAGTACCACTAAATACATTAGCTTATGCTCATAGAGCTTCACGTGTAATGTGGAATAGTGACTCTCATACAGATATTTCTAAAATCGTAATTGATAAGAAACAAGCTGATGCTGATGTTAAATTTATCCGTGCTATCTACACTATCCAAGCTCACATTGCTGATGCTAACAAAGGTGTACTTTACGGAGGTTAATCAATAAAAAAAATTAAGTTAATATGCCTTGTTTAGCAATATCATCCGGTCACACTTATACAGGTTGCAAGGATAACATCTCAGGAATAGATGAAATCATTGTAACCGAGTATAACAACCTAGACCAAACAAATATAGCGAAGTATGCTACAACTGCAAACGTTGTAACTACCTTAGTACTTGCAACAGGTAAGCAAGGTTGGAAATATGATTTAGGAAAAGAAATGATTAACGTATCAGATAACTCAACCGTGAGTGCTGAGTCTGATACCGTGTTCTACACGCCTCAAATCACATTTACAACTAAAGGCTTTACTACTTTATCGAAAGTAAACTTAGACACGTTAAGCCGTCACCGTTTGCTTATATTCGTTAAACGTCGTAACGGTACATGGTGGTTAGCTGGTTTAGACGGTGGCATGGATGCAACAACTATTGAAAATCCATTTGGTCAAAAGTATGAAGATTTTAGCGGACACATTGCTAACTTTTCAGGTAAATCTGAAAGTCCAATGATTGAAGTAAATGCTTCGTTAATCACAGCCTTGTTAAGTCCTGCACTATAAAATAAAATTGGTTTGTAAAAATAAAAGAGCTACTACATTTGTAGTGGCTTTTTTTGTAAAAAAAAATAATGGTTTTAGAAAAAAATACAACAAATAAACTTATCTTTACAGGCACGGAGAAAGGCACTTTGATTAATCCTAATTATTTAATCGAGTTTATTAAAGATGACACAAAAGAAAAAGTTTACTGCATAGGTATTGATAGTTCAACAAACATATTAGTTTACAATAGATGCGATGTTACAGATGTTAGCGGAACGCCAAACCCTTTGAATAGTGAAGTTAAATTAAATGACGGATTTTACATAGTTAATTTTTACGAACAATTAAGTGCAACAAATTTAGACCCTACAGGATTAACAAAAGTTGAAACAAAGATACTGAGAGTGATGAAATCAAATTATGTAAGTCCAATAAAAGAATACAACAATCCTAATAATACAACCTACGTTTACAATGGCTAAAAAAGGAAATACAAGCATAGAAAGAATTTTAGCGAGTAAAGTTAACCGTTTAGAATTACGTGAAGACTTAGGCAATGATATTATTAAGTGGGGTAAGAAAAACGATTGGGGTAATTACTTGTTAGGATTAGCAACTTCACAATCCGAACACGGTGCGATACTTAAAACAAAATCTAAGTATTTAACTGGGTTAGAAATTGAAAGTGATAATTTAGAAGCGCAAAAGTTTTTAAAGTATGCGAACCCGAAAGAGTCATGGTTTGATTTAACAAAGAAATTAGATATTGACGATGTAACGTTTGGTGCAATTGCTGTTAAAGTAATTCCAAATGTATTCGGAAAACCCTTGTATTTTTACCATGTAGACTACGGTAAGTTAAGAGTTTCGAGATGTGGTAATTATTTAGATTACTCAAATGATTGGCAGGTTAATGAATACATAGAACCACGCATAAGATACCCACGTTATTACGACGGTATCAAAAAGCCTTCTATCTTAATTTTAATGGATTATTTTCCGACCTCTAAAAGGTTTGAGGAGTTCTATGCAAAACCTTCTTATAACAGTACTTTAACTGATATTGATACGTATGTAAGGATTAGTACTTACTTTAATAACTTAGTTCAAAATAATTTTGGTAAAAGCGCAATTGTAACAGTATTCAAAGATGACCCAACAGACCCTGAAAAACAATACATAAAAGCAAATGTAAAGAATGAAACAGAGGGTGAGGAAAGTGCAGGCGGTTCTTTAGTTGTATTCACTGATAGAAATGGTAAAGGTGCAGAGGTTCAAGAATTAAGCGGAAGTAATTTAGATAAACAGTATCAAGAGGTAATGAAGAATTTACGTGAGAAAGTTATTATCGCTCACGAAATTAATCCTACTTTAGCAGGGCTTGCAACAGACGGAAAGTTAGGAATGAGCCACAGTAAAGAAATTCAACAAGCACATGAACTTTATATTAAGAAGTGGGCTATCCCTGCACAGGTTAAGAAGATTGGACTACTTGAAAAAATGTTTAGTTTAAAAACTGGGCAGCCGGGTAAAGATTTATTTAAGATAAAACAACTAGACTGGATAGCTGAGGAATTAGACTACACTAATCCAACTCTTCAAAACATTTTATCGAAGGATGAAATTAGAAGTTTTATTTCTAAAAAATACAATTTAGAATTAACCTTAACACCTGTAACACCTGAAAGTCAAGTGCAGCAAACAGGTAACGAGTTCATGAGTAAGTTATCACGCCGTCAAATCAGTAACATGATGAGATTGGTTGATGACTATGAACAAGGTAAAAAGAATTTAAACCAAACAATCATATTATTAAAGGCATTTGGGTTAACAGAAGAACAAGCTAAACAATTCATTAACTTAGATATTAACGAAGGTACAACCGAGCCAACACAAATGAGTAAGTGTGGATGTAATGTTAAGATGAGTAAGGATAAGCAAGATAAAGAGAACTTGTTTATTAAATTAGCTTACGAGAATGCACATGATATTAATGAAGAGGATGAAGTATTAGAAACATTTGAAGTTACTCCGTTAACAATGGATATTAACTTAAGAATGGCAGCTCAACCAAAGTTTACAGTTAATCAATTACGTAATGCTATCTTAACTCAATTTAGAGGTAACCCCGAAATAACAGCCGAAGAGATTAGTGAGTTGTTTGGTGTTGATGTTGCTTTTGTTCAAGAACAAATAGAGTGGCTAGTAAGTAAGCGTTTGTTAGATAGTAATGTTAACGGTCTTAATCCAACTGATAAAGCCTTAGATAAAAAGAATAAAGAAATTAAAGAGGTTTATACAGAGTACTACTATGACAAACGCGAAGGTGTGAAGGGAGCGGTTATACTACCAACAACACGCCAATTTTGTATTGATATGTACAACTTGCATAACGAGAATAAAAAAGCATTGACATTAAAACAAATCGAAAGAATTAAAAACGAGTTTGGTGATAACGCTTGGGATTATTCGGGTGGGTTTTGGAATGACGGTAACGAGATTCAAAACAAATGCCGACACGCTTGGTTTGGTCGTACAAAGGTTAGAACAGTTAAGAAATGAAAGCATTATTAATATCTGAAAATAATTTAAAAGAACGAAGCATTATTAACGATAATGTGGATTGGCAAACCATTAAGCCTGTTGTAATGGTAGTGCAAGATATTTATTTACAAAAATTAATTGGTACGGACTTGTATCAAAAGTTGATGAGTGATGTTATAGCTTCTTTACAGACTGTACCAACTCCAATACCGACTAATTACAAAACATTAATTGATGACTACATTTCTGATTACTTACATTGGATGATAGTTGCTCACGCTGGTAACGCTATTAAGTATCGCTACATGAACAAGGGAGTAATGGAGAAAAGCAGCGAAAACAGTAGCCCTGTAAGCCCTGATACTTTAAAATCAATTACAGATACTTGGATGAATTACGCCGAACATTACGGACAAATGTTAGTTCAATACATTCAGCAAAATGTTAGCTTATATCCTGAATACTTATCGAATAGTGGTGTTTATAAAACGCAACCTATTAAAGTTGCATTTAGCAGCCCGTTTGTTTTTGATTCAAATATTGACCCGTCAATAGGAGTGAGCGAAGCAAGTAGAATAAATTATAATGATTGGTGGAACGTATCGTAAATGAATTACACATTAAATAAAATAGTTGATATACTAGCCGAGTACGCTGCGAATGATTACAGGGTAAATGATTTCTTTTTTGGTGACCTTTGGGAATATGCCGAAAAGAAATTAGATAGATTCCCGGTTATGATTGTGACGTTAAAGGAGTCTGAAATAACCGACCGTTTAGATAGAACTATCTTACAGATAGGTTTCTTTGATAGAGTTGATAAAGGTGAAGCAATTGAATTAGGTGTATTGAGTGATACTAAAGAAATGGCAAAGGGTTTTTACACCTACATTAACAGTCCTTCATTTAAAGATTTTTTGATTAATTCAAACTTACGCTTAAATTCATTTACAGAAAGATTCGACCATGAATTAAGCGGTCATTTCTTTGATATTCAAATATCACAGCAATTTGAAAATGATGTATGTGCTTTACCTGTTAGCGGTATGCCGACTTATTCTAGTAGTCAATTAGTAACTATTGTTAATCAAAATGGTACTGTTATAGCTACTTTAATTGGAGGGCAAAGCTATACAGTTGAACAATTGACAGAAATAATAGATACTATTGACGGAAATACAACAACAGTAATAGACCCTATATAATGGCATTAGCAGACTTAAGACAAGGTTATAAAAACAGCGCATGGTTTACCAGCAATCCAACTTTGGTATTAAAACAAGGTCAGGTAGTTCATTTACTTCAAACGGGTCAATATAAGTTAGGTGACGGAACAACTCAATTAAGTGCTTTATCTTTTTTGGGCGGTGCTGTATTTTCAGGAACAACATTACAGTATGTAAGAGGTGATGGAAGTTTAGCAACCTTTCCAACTTTAGTAAGCGCATTTACGAATGATGCCGGATATATTACAAGTTCAGCGTTAAGCCCTTATTTAACTAGTGCCTTGGCAGCATCTACCTATCAACCGTTGTTAGGCTTCACGGCTGAGGATGTGGCAAACAAAGCAATTAACTTTGCAACTTTAAATAACACTTTATATCCAACTACTCAGGCAGTAAGTAACTATGTGACTGGTTTAGGTTACATTACATCCTCTGCGCTTAGCCCTTACTTATTAGCATCCACAGCCGCTTCAACTTATCAACCAATAGGTTCGTATCTAACAGCAAATCAAACAATCACTTTAAGTGGAGTTGTAACAGGAAGCGGTTCAACTGCAATAACAACATCATTTGCAAGCACCACCGGAAGCGGTGCGGTTGTATTGGCGACGAGTCCAACGATTCAAACACTATTAAGTGTTAATGGTCAAGCGTTGGTTACAGATGGTACAGCAACAACAAGAATAGGTGCTTACGGTGCTAATCAGTCTGCTATTTGGTTTAATCAAACAACGCCAACAACAGCAAACTACGCTCTGTATGGTAGTGCTACACAAACATTTTTCAACGCCACCTCTTTAATAGGACTAGCCATTAATGATTCAAGTACTATTACTATTAATTCAAGTGCTATGAATGTTATTAACGGAAAGAATATAACATTTGGAACTTCAACAGGTACAAGGATAGGAACTGCAACTAATCAATTATTCGCCTTCTGGAATGCAACACCAGTATCAAGACCAGCAGCCGTAACAACAGTACAAGGCTTGTACGATGCTTTGTCTAGTATTGGATTGATAGCTAGTGGAACTATAAGCGCATCTTCTTTAATAAGCGGTACAGCCAATGTTAACTTTGTAAATGAAACAGTAAAAGAAATAACTATTAATACAACTAGCGTATTGACTACAAGCTATATTTTGATTACTTTTGCAATGTCATCAACTAAAGACATGGATGAGTTAGATTTTTATAAACCATTTGTAACTTATGGTAAAATAGTTAACGGAACATCATTTAACGTTCGTGTTTGCCTTGATGCACCAACAACCAATAATTTTAAAATCGATTATCAAATAATAAATTAACAATCAAAAATAAAATAAAATGGCAGAAATTAAAGACCAGTTTGGAAACTACATCCAAAACTTAAATAAAATAGGAGGCGGAACATTAGTCGATAGTAGACCAGCAACAGTTAACTTAGCTGCATTAAATGCTGAGGTGGTTACAGATATATCGGGAGAGGCATTTGCTGCATTCGATGTAAGAGGTACATTTGTTGCAACACTAACCCCTTCTTATTCAATAGACGGTGTGAACTTTATTGACCTTCCTATTTTTGTTAGATCTACAGAGTCATTTGCTTTAAATGCTACTGCTGTAGGGGCTTACTTTTTTGAAATACCAACAGGTACAAGAAAAATAAGGGTTAGAGCCACCGCATATACTAGTGGTACTGCAATAGTTGCGTTAACCGCAAATAAAGGATTGAGTATAGCTTTTATAAAAAATATACCAACAAATCTATGCGTTACCACCACAGGCGCAATAGGTGCAGCCGTAACCGCAACAATACCAGCAGCAACGGGGCTACATCATTACATAACTCAAATAAGGATTGAGCGTTTTGCAGGAGCTTTATTAACGGCTGCCGCAGCTCCTGTAGTAGTTACAACAACTAACTTACCCGGCTCTAGGGCTTACTCTATTGATGCGAGTGCAGCAGCGCAAGGAACTTTAGTTGAAAAAAGAGATATGACAGTTACGCCAATTAAATCAACAGCGGCAGGAACGGCAACAACAATAGTTGCTCCAGCTACTACAAATGTTATTTGGAGAATCACTGTTGATTATTATTTAGGTTTGTAATTAATTAATTATATTTGCAGCATGGAAAATTTAGAAACAAAAACAATAGATGAACTCAAGGTAATTGCCTACGACCTAATAGCAACAAGCCAACAAGTCAACAATCAATTACAAGTTGTAAATAATTTAATTCAAAAGAAATTAAACGAAGTTCAACCTGAAACAAATGGAACTAAGTAAATTAAAATTTACATTTGAGGACTTTGTAAAGTTAGCTGGCTTTATGACTACCTTTCTAGTAGGGTACTATAATCTAGTATCTGAAATAAGGGAGAATAAAATAGTTAACAATGCCGACAAAGTAATTATTAATTTTAGACTTGATAAAATAGAAGCTGCAATCGGATTGAACAAATCAAATCAAGGAGTAGCTATCTTACCAAGTCAACCAAATGCACCTAAAAAAGACGAAGAAAATAATTAGTTATGGCATCAAGAGATATTAAAGACTTACACCATGTTTGCGCAGAAGCTCACACTTTAGCATCCGCTTTATACAAAGAACGGTTCCCAAATGACCCTCAACCGTTCTTAACTTGTACACATAGAGATAACGAAGAGCAAACGGAATTATATGCACAAGGTAGAACAAAGCCGGGCAAAATAGTAACTCAAGCTAAAGCAGGGCAAAGCCCACATAACTATAAACCTTCATTCGCTTGGGATATTGCTTTTATTAATCCATTAACAAAAAAATTAGACTGGTCGGATAAACTGTTCAGGAACTATGCCGACTGTGTAAAAAAAGTTAGTAGTGTTATTGAGTGTGGTATTGATTGGAGGTTTAAGGATGCGCCTCATTATGAGTTAAAAGGGTGGAAAACATTTTAAATAAATAAATTAATTATGCCAATATTAGACAAATTAAAAAACGTCTTTACGGGTGGAGCTTCTAAGCTAGTTGACTCAGCCAGTAACTTAATTGATAACCTAACTCTTTCTAAAGAAGAGAAAGAACAATTTAAGATAGATTTTATTAAAGCCACAAATGAACATTTGCAAGTCATGGAGCAGGAAGCAACTAAGCAAATGGAAATTCAACAAAAGGAAAATGATTCAGCAAGGCAGCGGGAGGTTCAAATTGCAACAAGTGATAAAGCACCGGTGTTAAATAAAATAATAAGTCCTTTACTTGCTTTATTAATACTTGGTTCAACTTTTTTATTTTGGTATTTCATTTTATTTAAAGACTTAAATAAAGAAAAGGAAATGCTAGTTAGCGGTATTGTGGGGAGTTTAACTACTCTATCAATGGGTGTTGTTAGTTACTATTTTGGTAGTTCAATTGGTTCTCATCAGAAACAAGAAAGGTTAGATAAGTTAATTAAGTAGATTAATGCTTTGGTAATTTAAATTCAACTACTGGAGCGGAGTCGCTCCAAATTTTTTCCTCAAGTTTAAACCTCAAGTCCCACGCTACTTTAGTTCCAAGACATTCCAATAAATCATTTAATTTATCTGACTTTTCAAGCATTACTATCTTGTAAATATCATGCTTTAATTTTAGATTTTCTTCTTTTAGCTTTTGATAAGTCGTTAGTTTTTTAGTCATTACTTACTCCTATTTATAAATGTTTGAAACTCTTTAAACTTTTCCATGTCTTGCAAAAACCTAATTTCATTATAAAATCTCCGGCAATTCCATTTGTAAATTTCATCCTCTTTTAAAGCGTCAAAGTTTACAATAACCTTAACAATCCACCACCAGCCGTAATGTTCAATAATCTCATTTAGTCCGTTGTCAGTTCCTCCGCTATATTCTCCAGATTGTTTAGATGCAATGTTATGACGGGCTTCAAGTTCCGTGATACTTCGCAAAAAAAAAATATAGCTCCGGCAACACTTCTATAATCCAATTCATCAAAATGATTTTCCATTCTAGTCTGTACCTTGTAAGTTAAATCAATCTCATTACCGTCACTATCTAAGCCCTCGCTAAACAAAGGCTTATAACACAATGCAGCCAACTTAGTAATATTTTGCTCAATGCCACCACGTACATACGTCTTAATTGATAATAATCGATTTGTGGTAAAGTATTCAACCTCATTAATACGTTTGTATATCCTACCTTTAATGAATAGATACTTATTCAATCGATAAACTTTATCCTTTTCAAAAAGAAATTGAATTTGTGACCTGTAATAATTAAGTTTCCAAAACTTATACGATTGAATTTTACGAAGTGGTTTATTCATTAGCAAGGCTAATATCTCACACTCTTTATCAACTCTATCAATATTGGAATTGATTATTTCGTTTATTTTGGGTATGTGTTTTAAAGGTACTTTCATTCAATTTCAAATTTACAAATTATTTTGATACCAAGTAAGTCCGATGCTTTTAAAAATGTTTCAAAATCAATCTTACCAGCTTCTAAATCAATTATCTTACGCCTATCAACATTTATAAGTTCGGATAACTTGGATTGGCTTAACCCGGACTCTTTACGGTGTTGTACAACTTTCTGTACAACATCCTTTTCAAATTGCTTAAAATGTACAACATTATGTACCTCTTCATTCATAACTTATTGATATTCAATTATAGCGTGTATGAGTTGTTACAGGCAATACTACGACTGTGCATAATTTGAACATTCTACTTCTATGAATGAAAAAATATGTGCAATAGTATCAACTGTCCAACCATCACCCAATAAACAAGCTGCTTCATTTCTTTTTAGAATACTTGTATATCCATTGGGTACTGTTTGTAATCGTTCCATTTCTGTTTGGTTTAGTTTTCTAATATCGCCATCAACAAAATTTGCTTTCATTTCATCTTCGGTCATTTTAGAATACTTTTCGTAAGTTTCTTTATCCTTGAAAATTACATTTATAAATCCTTGTATCATATATCTTCTTAATGATGAAAATGTACTTCCTGGATTTCTACTTTCGCTTTCAAGTAAGCATCTTGCTTTTAATCTATCTGTATATCCATTCTCTAATAAATCTTGAAACTTTATTTTTTTGTTTCTAGGTTGTGGTATCATTGAGTATCTATTACCAAATAAATCAAAGCTTTCTGGACCTATATTCGTCCAATAGCTTCTTTGTCTTAATTGTCCTGATACAAGTTCGCTATTTATGTTTGTTGGATAAGTTCCAAGCATTTCACTTATTGCTGCATAGCTATAATCATCCATTGCCACATTTTCAAGTAAAAAGTATTTCGGCTCACATTCTTTTAAAAGTCTTAAATACTCATAAAACAATCCTGATTTTTCGCCTTGCAATCCTAATTTTTCTTTATTAGCTGAACTAAAATCTTGACAAGGGCTTCCACCTATCAATAAATCAATTTTAGGCAAATCAATAGCTTTTACATCTAATACGCTACCTAATTGTATTGTATTAGGGAAATTGTGTTGAGTTACTTTTATTGCGTGTGGTTTTATTTCACTTGCAAAGTATTGATTAACTTTTATTCCTGCCTTTTGTAACGCTAATTGACCACAAGACATACCATCGAAAAGGGATAGTACGTTTAAACCCGTACTGCCTGTAACACGTGTTTGGCAAAAGCTGGGCTTCTGTGGTTCAATCAAGTTTTGTAATTCTATTGAGATTCTGTGCATAATTTCAAGTTTAGTTTTTCAAATACCCAGCCTTCGCCAAGCACCATACGTTAGCAGTAATGCCTTTCATCACACCAACCACATTTGTAATAATTTTTAGTTATCATCTTCCAAAAATGGCTACACTTTGGCACTACTGCTAACACAGGTTTTGCGTCATTGGCGGTTAAGTGCTTATTTTCAAGTTTTTGTTTTCTAATTTTCATTTGTGCTTATTTTAAAGTTCAGTAATTCTAAACGCCAACGAACGCAAAGCCTCGTAACGTTAGCGGTAATTGCACCCACCGCACGGGTTACTCAATTTTATCCTTAATATCATTTAACACTTTAATTTCATTTTCATTTAGAATGTTTGATTTAAAACCTACTTTTTTGTTTTCATCTGAAATTTTGGTAAGAGCAGATTTAAAGTGTTCAATGTTTTTACCCTTCAATTTGAGTTTTAGTTCTTTTGTTGTTTCTACTTTCATATATTTAAATATTAGTTTATTAATCCTTCCCTGTGCAACTAACCGCTAACAGCACCTAATGTCAAGCGGCTACATACTAAACGCCTATTGCCGCCAGCCATTAGCTGCAAAACGTTAGCGGTTATTTTAGCGACCGCTTATAAAACTCCACTTGCAAACTGTCTAATGTCAAATTACAAATTGACACTCCAGCTTCACCATATTGTCCAGAAGCTATCATATACTTCATTCCACTTCTTTCTATGTAGTGCAATTTGACTGGATAGCCAATCTCTTCATAATTTTGAGTAACTCTTGCTTCTGTTACTACTCTTTTTGATTCTGTATCTCCATCACACGAAGAAAAAACAACCGCTAACATCGCATATAAAGCAATAGCGTTTTTTGTGGTAAAATTTAATTTTGTCATTTCTATTTTATTTTAGTTGTTAATTTAAAATTTGTTCTTCACAATCCGCTACTGCTTATATGCGTAGCCGTTAGCGGTAATTTAACTTCTCGACTTCCCAAGCGCATTCAACTTCCATTCGACTTCCATTTGTGAAAAAGAAATATAGCTTATCTGTGCCGTATAGTTCTTTACATTTAGCAGGTTCAAACTCGTCTTTATGGAACGGACGAACCCAATAAAAACTACCGCTAACAACAGCTATATTCAATTGCGGTTTCTGTGGTTTATTTGACATTTTTCTTTCTATTTAAGTTATTGCTAATTTGATAATTTGTGCTTGTAAATCCGCAACTAAATATAGATGCAAACCGTTAATCAATCACAGCTTATAAAGATAACATTCTTTTTGGTTTCAGATAATTCAAGAATTTGATTAGCCAAACAAACATCTGTATTTTGCTTTGTGATTAACTTATTTAACCGGGCGTTTTCTGTTTTAAGGATTTCAATTTGTGATTTTAATTTATTCTTTTCGATTGAGTTTAGCATTCCTGAAATAATCATCGCGGTTGACAATATGATTATCACAATTAAACTGCCTTTATTATTATTACTCATAGAACCACCTCTCCTAACTTTCTTTCTGCCATTGATTGACTAAAGAACCAACTAACAATATAATCATTGCCAGTCCAAATAAGTAAAGGCTTAGTGCCGTGATTGTTTGAGTGAGTATGTACTCGTTTACTGCCCTGTTAAATTTTTTCATAATCTTCAAAATTTGTTATTTTTTTTAATCCTTTAAATAAAAAGTCCCCATTTGTTTGTAGTTCTAAATCAAGCGTATAGTATTCCAATGGGTAACCTACTTTTACTGGGTCAAAGTGATTGCTTTTACCATGATATACTTTAGCTGTGTTGAATTTTGATTGAAAAATATTAATAGGGTAGAACTCTGAAAATATAGATTTTAAAGTGTTTTCGCTTGCTTGACCTAAAAAGGTTTTGTGAATATAAACTAATCCTTTGTTCATTTGGTTAATAATATTTTGGTTTTTTCTTTGTACATTTTAATTATTTCTAAAAGTTCATCAGTAGTGTATCTGTATTGACGTGTTCTATTAGCTAGTGACTCTAAGGACTCAACGCAACCAACACCGTATTTTTTAATCATACCAGCCCTGTAGTTAAGTTCATTGCCGTGTAAATGCTTATTACAGTAGCTACATTGTTTATTTACATTAAACTCGTTAAAGATAACACCTGAGTAAATCTCAGCTTTTTTGTAATGTCCCCCGTCCCATTGTTTAGAGGTTTCAGTTCCGCAACTAATACAAGGTAGGTTTGTATCTCTTAATCTTACCCACTTTTGAAACACACGTTTAGCAACTTTTTCTAAGTCTTTTGGGCTAACTAAATCTTTTTTCATTTGCTTAACCCGTTTTAAAACTTCTTTCTCTTCATTGTACTTAAGAGCGCACACATAAGAACACACAGGCGTTATTCTTAAAGGATAGAAAGCCTTACCACATTGCTTGCATATTTTAGGTTTAATTTTCAACTCTGTAAACTTTCTTTTATTTCTATTAATACTTTGTTGTACTCATCAGATGAAAGCAGGAATGTACCGCCAACTATACTACCTAATAAATTTGCGTCATCTTTGTTAACATCCCTAGTTCCGTAATAAATTCCATTATCAGATTCATATAGGTTCCTAATATCCGTTAAAGAAAATTCTGATTTAAAATACTCAATAGCTAAGTTAATCAACTTTTCAAAGTGTTTTAATTTATTTAAATTTTCAGCAAACTCACCACCAACGTGGTAAACAGTTCCCTGTGCAACGCTAAATTTATCACTCTCAACAGTAATAAATCTTTCATCCGCAATATACTCAGGGTCTTCATTTGCCCATTCTAATATAATATCAGTTTCTGTTTTATTAATTCCTTTTAATTTATACTTTAACAAATCTCGTTCAACTCTATCTTTTGTGTATTGAAAATAAAATTGCTTACTTGGTTTGGTGGTGTCTATTGGTCTGTTGTTCCAATTTTCGGAAATGAATTTTTTTAGTGAATTATACTCTAAATTATCTTGTTCTAATAAGTATCTCATAATAAATTTCTTTAATCATTTAACTTACTTTTAAAATGTTCAATCAACGCCTCCATACGTTCATTATAAAACTCATCAAACGTTTGATTGGTTTGTGTTTGTTCGTGTAACTTGAATAATACAGCCCTTAACCTTTGTGCTTTGCTTTTGATTTTGCGACCGTCCTTAATAACCTCCTCATCAATTAATGATTGTTCAATAGGCGTAATGTTAGTGTCTGAAAGTAAGCATTTAATGTACTTGTTTCTAAGCTGGAATAAGTTCCCAGCCTGTGAACTATCAACTTCCTGTGAGCCTATTGTAAACTTTAAAGTGCCGTCATTTCGGGTACTTATGTTTTCAACCGTTCCGCTTAAAACTAATTTCATAACTTAATTGCAATTGTTTGTTTACCTTCAATTCTAACAGCCTTTCCAATTTCATTTCCGGCATCATCAAAACCGCCACCAGCCTGTGCAATTTTTTCAACATACTTTAATCTATTTTTTAAATCAAAATAAGCAGATACATTTGAGTAATCCCATGTACAAGCAGCGTTTCTTTTTTCAATAGTAACACCATTAAATTGAAATGTTTTTTCAGGATATTTTAAAGCCTCATCCGTTGCTAATGGTTGCAACACTTTAACACACTCTGTTAATTCATCGATTTGTTTTTTAAACTCGATGTAAAGCGTTAACGGGTTCAATTCCCCGTTAACTGCTTGGTTAGTTAATTCTTTGTATTCCATAATTAAAAAGGTAAATCTTCACCGTTATTTTGATTAACTGATTGTTTTTGGCTTTCGTATTCAAAAACTAAATTTTGTATTTTTTTGAACTCCAAACTACCCTCCATTTTTTTACGGATAAATTCCGGTAAAGTCATAAACGCCTCCATTGTAAAGTTGTCATAATTCAATTCAAAACTAGGATTGATTTGTGCCGGCACGTTAAAGCCTTTAATTGTAGGACTTACGCTGTTGATTTCAGCATACACTTTGCCTTTACTTTCTTTGTGACCAACTGAAAGCATACAAGTAACGCCTAGCAATTTAGTTACATCAAAACTTTTCGCCTCATCCTCGGTAAAATCTTTACCCCTCCATGACTTTAAAAAGGCTCTAAGGCTTGATTTCTCATGCAAAGAAAGTGTAAATTCTTTGCTTAAAACATAAGGTTTTTCACCTTCACCCTGTTTGATCTCTTTTAATTCAGTTGGCAACTCCCAACTAATCCTTACTTTGTTCATGGTCTTTTTTTCGCCCTGAAACTCTTCTTGAATAGTTCCAATGTGAACCATTGAATAACATCTTGCTGGGTAAGTACCCGCTTCTAATGGAGCGTAATTTCCGCCTCCTTCATTTGTTGCTGTGATTGGCATTTGTTTTGTTTTTTTTGGTTTATAATAAATTATTTTGAATTAAGAATTTCTGAAAGAATGAATGTAACTCACTTAATGTGATAATGTCGGCATCGGACGAGTCAATTAGTATCTTTGTTTTGTCGGCAAACTTTAAGGTCATAAAGATTTTACTAGAGTCAACTATCTGAGTTAAACTAGCTTCTTTCTCTTCGATTTGTACGGTTGTATTTAGTGGTAGTTTTAGCATATTGGTTAGTTTTTACAAAGTTTTTTTAACTCAATTAAATCGCATTTTTTTGGCTCATCTGCGTTTTTAGTTACATCAATTAACGGCATATCGCTTGTTGTTTTTGTCCATGACTTACCTGTAACTGGACTTGTATAAGTCACTTTGTAATGACCATGTCCAGCAAATTGGAAGTTGAAATCTGATAATCTAATAGTTGTTTTCATATTGGTTGGTTTGTTTGATTAATTGTGATTTTTATTTGTGTTAAAGTCTCTTTGTCTTAATAACTCAGAGTGATTATACATAGCTATGTTATTTGTAGAACAAGCGTTAATTATAAAACTGCCGTTTTGATACTCATAATACATTTCGTTCACTACAGAGTCAATAAACATTTCCGATAAATCGTAATTATTATCATTCAAATATTGAACAAATGAAGTCATTAAGTCTTTTAATTCAATAGATTCAAATTTAAACGCCTTAGATAATTCGTTAATTATTACCTGTCTATTTGATGTTAAGTATTCTTTATTTGTTTTCATAGTGTAAAATTACAACCTATTTTTCAAATATCAAAACATTTTAAAAAGATTTTTTGTTAAAATAACGTAACTGTTTGATTATCAATACAATTATTTTTTCAAAGAATCAACAAATAAACGGTTAAATGTAGCTGAATCTAATCTATAATACATTCTTTTAGCTTTTGAATCCCGAACGCAAAATATGGCAGGCGTTGCAACAAGCGACCCCCAAGCAGTAATTGCAAAGTCATTGATGTTATACACGCCTCTATTCCATTGTTTATCCCAAACTCGCTCCTTTGCGTAACCAATAGCAACACCAGTTAGTAAGCCTGTTGCAAGGCTTAAACCTTTCTTCTTTGTTAACTTCAAAATAACAGCTGTAGTTACAACGTTAACCCCTGCCCCGGCAGCAAAGTGCTTTGTATCGTCTGGAATCTTATTCCAAACCGAACACGATGTACACAATAGTGTACACAATAGTATTGTTTTGTTCATTTTATTGTACATTTTAATTGTAAGTTGTTGGCTTTCAATAGTAGCGTGTATGAGTTGTTACCTGCAAGGCAAGTATTCTACAATCCATTTACCTATTCGCAAATATTTTTTATATCCGTTTCGTTCTGAAAACCTCAATCCATTATCAATATGTTTCCACATTAATCCTCTGCCAAATATTCTAAACCAACTGCATTTTTTTGAGTGGATAGAAGCCCAGCAGGTAACACCAAATAAACGTAATACATATTGTGTACTATCGTCAGAGAGGTGCATTTTATCAAAGTATGTCAAGTATTTATTCATTTGCGTTTCAATTTATGTACTACGTTTATTTTTATTCGTTATGGGAAATTCAATTTTTTACCCACCGCACCAATGAATACCACAAACGCTTGAAGTTGTCTGTAATATCGGTTCTACGTTCTTTTTTGCAATAAGCGTTTAAGCCATCTTCAATACCAGTAAATCTGCCTGTGTGTTCAAGCGATTTGTTAAATGTGATTTCATAGGTGTAACCTAAAATCTTGCCATCATATTCACTTGTTCCTTTGAACATATGGCTTCTTACTTTGTAACCTTCTTCTTTTTCCATTTTGAAATTTGTTTACGCCAACCCACAAAAAAATTGAACTATCCCATAACACGGGTTTGGCAAAATGCCGCAGGATAGTTAGTGCTAAAATTTAAGTTTCGAGTAGCGGCACTTCGCCAAGCCCGAAACCGTTAGTGGCAAGGCTAATAACCATTAACCAAAGCCCACATACTTATTGAGCCAGAAGCAGGTACTTTATCTTTATTTTCTGATATGTATTTTGATGCTTCTTGTTTTGTTTGTCCTTTGTAAATTACACCAGTTTCTTCCTCAATAAATCTGATATACTCTAATTGTTTTTCAGTTTCTTTCATTTTAATTTGATTTGTGAAAAGCCCAGCCACTAACAGCGTGTATAAAAAATGGCGGGTTCTCGGTTAATTTAAAGTTCTGTTTTTCAAATTAAGTTCTGCGTTTGCTGAAAGTTTTGGGGTCTAATTCCGCCACTTCTTATACACGCAAAACGTTATAACCAATGCTACTTTTGAGCATCAATCAAACTTTTTACTTCTTCAATAGTCAAATTTTTGCCGAGCAATTTGGCAAAGTTTTGTAGTGGATAAAAACACCCATCTTCTTTATCTTCCCAACCTTCAAAAGCGTTACCTTCTGTTGCTACAACTGTAACCATTTTATCAAGTGTTTTTATCTCTTGCCATTCTACTAAATCAGCAGGTGGCATAAATAGTTCTGCATACCAACGGTAGGTTCTACTATCTTTTTTAAAGTGGTTACTCCAAAATGTTCCATAAGTCATGCCACCTACTTTTGTTTCTCCGCAATCAATAGCCGCCCAAAACTTTCCTTGTTTTTTAACGGCAAAAATTTTATTTTCCATATTTAAGTTTTATCTAATTTATCCGCACTGGTTATAACAGCGTATAAAAAACATTAAAACGATTTTTTATACGCAAACCGTTATGTTCAATAATTTATATTTAAAATAAAAAGCCACCGCACCTATGTTTAGTATTGCGCATTTTTGTTCCAGCATATAATTTGTCCTTTAAACGGCTTTGGATATTTAAACCATTGTAATAATTCCGCTAATGTCAAACCATCATTTTTAGCAACTACTTTCATAATATCGCTATCAGTATGAAAAAATCTATGGTTAATTATTACATCAGTATCGTAATCTAATGGCAGTTCCATATAAGCCTGTTTAATTTCAAAATCATATACATCGGTTATTAAAGTATCTTTTGATAATATTATTTGCGGTGTATTATAAGGCTTACCACTCCAAACTCTTGGGCTAAAATATTCGCCTTTTTTCCACCTTTCACCAGCCCTTATTGTGTGGTTTTTCATTTCTAAAATGCTCTCATTTATTTCAAGTCCTTTTGGATAGTCCATAAGGTTATTTCTTGAAAATAATGAGTTGTAGAATTTCTCCACAAAATAAGTAGGCTGCCCAGATTTCGGATGATATGCTGGAAATGTTCTACTAAATGTTATTACTTTTGCCATCGCTTTTTTTATTTTAAATATAAATTACTGCCCTACGCACATGCTAACACACCAACATAACAGCACCTTAGCGCAATTACCTTCCCACAAGCCAACGCAAACTGCGCCAAGCTGCAAACCGTTAGCACTTCAAAAATTCATGAGTTAACTCCATTGCCTCGCTTGGGTGAGTCATTTCTAATTTACTTATCCGCTCCAATAAGTTAGACTTTGATTTACTTTCAACATGCCATTTATCGGCAAGTAACTCACTTTTGATTTGTTTGGATATTTCGGTTAAAGCAAACAAAACATTGTTATCATAACTATTCATGTTATTTGCTATTGTGGTACTGATTAGGTTATGTTTCCGGGCTAATTCTATTAATCTTAATTCAGTCATTTTGTTTTTTTAAATACTTATTCAACTTAATCCTTGAAGCCTTACCAATTGAGTAACTAAAGTGTGTGGCTACTTTCTTACTTTCAATTTTTTTACGCTCAAAACGAACGCCAATCTCTTTTTCAATCTCACCAATCCGAGTGGGTAGCTTTGTTGTTATGCGACTTACCGCTGCCGTGTACGTTGTTAGTGACTTGCCTTGCAAGAACAAACTAACTATTTTTTGTTTTTGTGTCATTATTTTTTACAATAAGTTAAGTTCTTTGAATTTTAAATAAACAATTCTTTTATCTTCATGGCTGAATTTTCTTTTATCGAACCACGAATTAATCATTTGCCTTTCTTTGTTTTTTTCATGTTTTTCTAAGATTTCAGGCGTTTCAAGATACCACTCTACAAATGAACCCCCATAAGCCTGATAACCAAAATCCCCAAACCAATCCCTCTTTGATGCGTTAATCAATCTTACACCATTGGACAATATAGCCTGTGTTTTTGTAAGTCTTTCAACTGTACTAAATTTGTAGGTAATTTCATCTGACCAGCGGTGATTGTGTTTGCTGTATAACTTATCACCAACTTTTAAAAATTTGTTTAATTCTTGCTCGCTCATTTCTGTAATTGTTTTAGTTTATCATAATCAAAATACTTCAAGTAATTCGACATCATAAAGTGGCAATTAGTAACACCTAACTTTGAGTAGTCTAATCTCAAAGCATTATCAATTGCCTTACCTGCTGCAATTGCTTTGTGTAAGTCTTTATGATTTGAATAATATTTAATTGCTAGTTGTTGGTACATTTTAGGTCGGAAAATACTGTTGCTACTACTGTTCTCTTTACTCCGTACTCTTTTTTAGTAAATCCTACTGCTTGTTTTTCAAAATTGAAACCATAAGATTTTCCAGTTTTCCAAATTGTAGCAAAAGTTAAATTATTTGCTGTCATTACTTTCTTTGCGTCTGTGATTGCTTCGTTTAAAGTTGTCATTTTATTTGTTTTGATGGTGTAAAATTACAAACTCTTTTTTAATTTTCAAAATAAATTTAAAACATTTAACACTTATTTTTGCTAACTGTTTGATTATCAACAAGAATAATTTTAAAAAAAATCTTTGTTAGGTTCTAAACTTTGCATCTTATTCTGTTCATCAACTAGTGAGTAGAACTCCGTATATTGACCAACAAAGCCTAACAACTCCGTACCTATTCCAACGTGTCTATTTTTTGCATTGATAACAAAACACTTATTCGTCACATCAATGTTTTGCCCGTTAACCTCCCATTCATTCACTCCGTAATACATAGGGCGAAACAAGAAGTAGATGCTGTCTGCATCCTGTTCCAAGTCACCACTATTCCTTAAATCACTTAAACGTGGCAAACGTTCGTTTATAGGTCGTTTCTCAATATCTCGACTTAATTGACTTAAACAAATAATCGGTATATTCAAATCCTTCGCTAATCCCTTTAATCGGTTGCTTATGTAGCCTGTTTGGTTTGTTTTGTCATTACCATACTTACCCGTGTTAATCAAGCCAATGTAATCAACAAACAAAATTTGAATCCCAAAATTACGTTTCATTTGTTTTGCCCTTGCACATAGCACATCAATATCAATGGAGCTAGTTGAATCAATCCAAAACGGTTTATCTTTTAACCGCAACAAGGTCCCATTAACATTACTAAACTCCAATCGATTAATAGTTCCTTTCCTTAATGCCTCGCTGTTAATTTGATTTTCGCTGCTAACAATCCTGTTAAGTATTTGCATTGAACTCATTTCTAAACTAAACATTCCGGTTTTAATTCCATCCCTAAAACAAATGTTACGAATAGAACTAATGATGTAAGCCGTCTTACCCATACCTGGTCGACCGGCAATTAAAATAAAATCCGATTTACCATACATGCCATATTTATCCATTTCAGTAAAGCCAGTACTAATAGCTACCTCACCCTTACCGTCCATTAAGTCGCTGAGGTCGGTCAGGTATTTATCCCCTAAACTTTCAATTGTTTCAAATGTATTAGAGGTACTCACTTCGTTAACTAAGTCTTGCAAGTCGGTTATTAACTTGGCTTGTACGCCTAAAGGGTCTGAGTTGGGCTCACTCATTGAATGAAAGGCATTCATTAACTTATTACTAATTGAAGTCTTTAAGTAGTTTTCAATCAAATAACGGGCGTGACTGTAGATGTTAGCCGAACTTGCAACCCTTTGAGTTAACGAACTGATGTAAAAAGCACCCCCTACTAAATCAAGTTGTTTCTTTTCCCTTAACTTCTGAACTATTGTAATAAGGTCGATACTTTTATTTTCTTTATCTAAATCGATTAAGGAGGCGAATACAAGCCTGTTTGGTTCGTGGGTGAAGCATTTATAGTTTAAATCATTTTTAACAACGTCTAGGGCATTATTACCTTCTAGTATAATTGCACCTAAAACAATCTCTTCGATTTCGGTTATGTTATTGTTCATGCTTTTCCTAGTTTAATTGTTGGTGTTAGTGTTGTTTGTTGGGATTGTTTTTCTTTAATGTAAGGTAATGTGTTTAATAGTTTTGGTCTCCATTTCTTAATTTCTTTATCATTACCGTCTTTCCAATCATTCACCACCCAGCTATCATATTTTAACTTTAAAGAATCCAAACATACATTTTGTTTATTCTCAATAGCATATTGTTTAAATTCCTCAAAAGTGGGTATTACTTTACTTTCTTTTACTTTACTTTCTTTTACTTTACTTTGTTGAACGGTCGTTGAACGGTCGTTGAACGGTTGCTGGCTTAATTGTTTTCTTTTTTCCGCCGAAGCCTTGCCAGCATTGACTCTTTGGGCTTTCATTTTTAAATACGGTTGCATAAATTCTACCAGCTTTAAGCTAAAGAAATTATTGTTTTCGTCAACTTCAAACAGTCCGTGATTGCAAATAACAACCCTAACTTTTTGCTCACTTGTACCAAACTCATAAGCCAATAAATCAATTTCAGATAGTGGATATTTAAAATCGGTTTGCTCCCTAAGCACTTCTAAAACCATAAAGTAAATACCGTAACCCTCAACACCTAATTCTTTTGTAACCCTCTTAATTTTCCTATCATGTCTTGCATTGCAGAAATGAGGGAAATAATATGCATCTTTCATGTTATTTAAGTTTTTTCTAATTCAATCGCTAAGTCAATATACAATCCGTATTCCTTTATTTGATTTTCAGAATACGAGTTATCAATACCAATCTGACGTAAATTATCCTTCCAATAACTTAAAGAGAAGCTTTTGCAGCCTATTTGTAAAAAACCCTTAGCGCACACGTTAACAAAGTGTTTAGAGCCTTGTATTTGTAAAGGAGATGAGTTCCAAGCATCTCCGTACACCCTAGCATCTCCGTACACCCTAGCATCTCCGGACACCCAAGCATTTCCGTACACCCAAGCATTTCCGTACACCTCAGCATTTCCGTACACCTCAGCATTTCCGTACACCCTAGCATCTCCGTACACCCTAGCATTTCCGGACACCTCAGCATTTCCGTACACCCAAGCATTTCCGGATAGATTGTCTTCTTTTTCAATCCATCCGCCCTTTTCCCCAGCATTTCCCCATTTACATGTAATGGTTAATTCGATTCTAAACAGCGTAACTCCACTAATGTTAACTTTTTTTTCTGATGTTAATTTCCAATTTTTCATATTTTTTTCTAAATTAAAAAACCCCTAAAGATTCGGCTTTGATTACTAATCAAGTAAGGCATTCACTCCTTACACCGAATCATTAGAGGTCTAATGTTTTTAACGTGAATGTATTTTCTAAATCGGTTAGTGACTCCGATTCGCAAATATAATAATTATATTTTAATCTTCCATCTTTTTTATTTGGTAACTTCTGTTTTTAACAGCAATATCAATTCTCCACCAGCTTGCCAAGTAATTTTTAAAAACATCCGCTTTATCATCACATTCAGTATAATTAGAAAAATCATACCAAACATCATAAGATTCGATAGTTGATTTCTTAGCATTAAGTGGGATGCTATCAACTTTCTCAAATGAATGAAAACTAAATGTGTCAAATGGTGCTAATACTTTCTCTTTCTCTAACCACTTAACCTCAGAGTAGAATGTAAACTCCCTAGCGTTTGAGATTTTAACTAAGTCACCTTCTTTTAATTCGACCCCGTTACGGTCATGTATTGTTAATATAAACATAATTGTTATTTTTTAAATCCCCAAATCATCCCTAAAATCTTGCTCAAACCTAGCTAACTGTTTTGACTGCTTTAACAACTCATAAACACTTACTCCATGCCATGTTATATCATGGATAATCACATCACGGTCATCACCGGGATAATCGTCACTACTGGGAACGAACGCCGTAATTTCGTAATGCACGTCGAAATTAGATTCAAACGGGAATGGGAAACCTTTTCTCTCTCTTATTGCCATTTTATTTTCTTTTGATTTTAATTAAATGCTTATGTAACTTATCCACCTTCTTAACCATGTCAGCCCTAACCTTGCCGGATAAGATTCTGTTAAGTGTGTAACGACTTACCTTTAATTCTTTCATCATGTAGGGTAGTTCACCATATTCAATTAGACCCTCCCACTTACTGTGCCATTGTTCTTTATTCATTTTATGTTTGTTTTAATTATTCTTTAATCCCATCATTGTAATGACCTAGATATAATGCTCCATAATGCTTATACTTATCATCATCATAAGCAAGCATTATATCCAAACCGTCGGTTGTATAATCTTTAACAATTAAATCAACGTGTTTCCATGTTTGTGGTGGGCTAGGGTCGTCACCCAAACTAACATCGCTAGACAAAAACTTAATAAACTCAATCGGTTTTAATTTTTTTTCTTCTTCGACTTTATCCTGTGGGTTCTTTAAACCTAAATAGGTTCTTACTATTTCACAGGCTTCTGTAAATTGTTCATCTGTTATTTCCATGTTTGCAAAAATAACTATAATTTTTAAACAAAATTAAAAAGAATGTAAAATAAATTTTAAGTGTTTGAAAATCAAACAAATAAATTTTAATATCAAATAAATTTTAATTAAATTTGTAAGCATTAATATAAATGTGTATAGTGCAAATTAACCTCGAATATGAGCGGAACTACCGTCAGTTCGTTTATTTTGCAAAATATATGAATAGCCCAAACCCTACCGACTTGGTGAATGATGTGTACATACACTTAAGTGAATTAGAACCTAATCGATTGGCTAACTACCTTAGTAGATATACCGCCAAAGATTTTATAATAAATACAATCAAATTGTTTTATTATCGGGAACGTGCTGCTTTAAAAAGAGACTTAAAGCTATTCACTTCTGATTCTTTAAATGATTCGTTTGAAGATGAAGTAAGTGAGTTGTTTGATTTTGAAAAGTTGGATAAAATAATAAGAGAAATGCCGGAGCAAGATGCTAGGGTAATTAATGCGATTAAAGATAAAACACCGATTACAAATGTTTTAAACATGAATAAAGATAAGGCGGTTCTTTTTAAGAAAGTAATTATAAGTGAGGTTAAACGAAAATACTTTAACAATGACTAAAATAGAATACAACCACTACCTAGCATACAAAGATGCTATTAACTTGTATATCGAGATGCAAATGGTTTTAGAACCCAACAGCGCATTAATGATTCCTATTCTTAACTATTGCAACCAACAAGGTAACATCATTGATTCTAAATGTCCAAGTTGTTTAACTGATGCCTTAATATATTTTAGATATGCAGCCAAAAAGTACACCGAAACCGCCGCCGAAAGACCACAGGAAACCACTATCGCCAAGTACAAGAAGAAGAAAGAGATTAAAAAAAGGTCAAACCCATTCACGGGGTCGGTTGGTTAGTTTCTTTAAAATAATAGTTACAATTGATTAAGACAAAACAAATACACGTTATAAGAATGCTTTGCAAATGTGGTACATTAAACGAATACCATAGCAACAACCCATTAACAAAGAAATTAGCGTGTTACCTTGTTTGCCCATTTTGCAAACCAAAGAATAAAAAACAACAAACCAATATAAAATGAAAAGTGCAGAACATAAACCAATATTGATACATAGATTGCCAAATCATAAAAAAGAACATTTACTAAAAACAGAAATAAAGAAAATCATAACAAAAAACATTAAAGACTATCATCACATATTTATTTGGGAAAATATAGAAAGCGTAAAACTAGAAGTCCTAAGAGTAGAAGATGCACAAAACATTTCAGTTGAAGAATTAACCAAGCTAGTTGAATCAACTTATAAGGGGGTGACAAATGAATGAAGAACAATTTTGCGAATTTTTCACAAACCATTTTGGTGAAAGAATAACCAACATTAATCAAGTAAGTGGCTCATTTGACGGTGAAGAATTATTCGAGTTCGTTAATCAAGCTATAAACAAATCAAAAGAATTAAACAATGGGGAAAAAGAAATACATAGAAACACCTGAGCTTTATTTAAAGCTATGGAATGAATATGTTAAAGAGGTTAAAAGTAAACCTAAGTTAGTTCATGACTTTGTTGGTAAAGACGGTAACAGCGTTCACAGAGAAAGAGAAAGACCCCTATCATGGGACGGCTTTGAGTTGTTTGTTATGCAAAAAGGGTACATAAAAACACCCGACTTATCAGAATATTGCAATGAAGATAATAAGTCATACAGCGATTATTTACCCCTCTCACGTGCATTTAAGAAGCAAATTAAGGCTGACCACATTGAGGGAGGTATGACAAATATTTACAACGCAAATATCACAGCGAGTCTGCATGGGTTAAAAAACCATAACGAAACCGAAATAAAAGCAAACGTAACCATGCCTATCCCTGATATTGGAAGCCGTAAAAAATAAATATAAATACACTAAAGCCTATTACAAAATAAGGGACTTAATAATTGATAATCCAAATGAGGATGTATTTGTTATTTGTGGCGGTCAGGGTGCATCCAAAACCGTTTCAATTATCCAATTAATTATCCAGTCACTTCACACTTCGCCAAAGGAGGCAACTGTTTTGAGTAGTGAGTTAAGTAAGATGAAGCGTACAGTCATGAGGGATTACACTAAGATTTGTCAAGACTGGGGTATAATGACTGGTGACTCATTCAACAAATCAGAAAGCAAGCATGAATGGACAAATGGCAGTTACATTGATTTCCTTGGAGCAGACGTTAACGATGTTGGTAAAGGTTTTAGACGTGACATACTTTATATCAATGAAGCGGATAAATTAGACATTGATGCAGCCACGCAATTTATAAGCCGTGCTAATTTAACCATTATTGATTACAACCCAGATAATCATTTTTGGGGTGACGATTACATAAACGAAAATAACTTCTTACGCCTAACATTTGAGGATAACGAGTTCTTATCTGAAAGCGAGGTTAAGTCTATTTTGAATTACAAAGAACGGGGCTTTATTAAAAAGGATTTACCAATTGAACAACTATTTGAATCTAACAATATTATGAATAAGTACTGGGCGAATAAGTGGCGTGTGTACGGACTTGGTTTAGTTGGTTCATTAAGCGGCACAGTATTTAACAACTGGTCAAAGATTGACAATGTACCGCCCGATGCTGAGTTGTTGGCCTATGGTTTAGATTGGGGTTATAGTCAAGACCCGACTTGTTTAATTGCTATGTACAAATGGAATGGCAAACTAATAATTGACGAACTGATTTATCGTAAAGGATTAATTAATTCAGAGTTAGCAAACATCATGCGAACACTTAACCTTAACATGAGGGTTAATATAGTTGCGGATAGTGCCGAGCCTAAGTCAATAGCCGACTTAAAGATGTATGGTTTTTATAATGTTATCCCAGCCGTTAAAGGTGCTGATAGTGTACGTAATGGAATAAATAAGCTGCAAGAACATGATATACTTATTACATCACGTTCAACCAACACAATCAATGAGTTTCAAAATTACACATGGGCAAAGGATAGAAACGGAAAAGAAACGGGAGAGCCTATTGATGCTTTTAATCATGCCATTGACCCTGCCCGTTATGTTGCTTTAACTAAACTATCTTACCAAGGCTATACTGAGGTATATTAATAAATGAGTGTATTTTATTGTTATATTAGTGAATGATACCAATTGAGATAGTAATAGATGAATTTGGCAATAAGTTAGTTGAAGACCTGAGAGCATCCCTTAAAAAGAAAGGGGTGATGTATCAAACGCAGGAAAGTAAATTAGCTGCTTCAATTCGTTTTAGAACATTACCTAAAGGTGATTCAATTGAGTTTCAGTTATTGATGCCTGCCTATGCTGAGTTAGTAGACGAGGGAAGGAAACCAGACCCAGTTAGTAAAGAGGGGAAAAAGAATATAGGTGAATGGGGTAACCGAAAAGGAATGATAGGTAAGTTTAGCGAGAATGAATTGATTAATAGAAAGAAAAAACAAGACGAAGCAAAGGCAAGGAACAAAAATAGAAAGGTTTGGAAAACTCTAAAAAAACAACCATTCAATAAAGCTAAAGAAGCATTCGCTTATGTAGTGAGTAGAAAGATAGCTAAGAAAGGTTACAAAGGAAACAACTTCTTTACCGATGTGATTAACGATGGGCGTATTGACGAATTAAAAAAAGACTTAATAGAGTATGGATTCAAGAACTTTAAATTTGGATTAGAATAACATGGCAATCACTATTACCCATAAACCCCAAACAATAGCACCGGGATTCAACCAGTTAATGTTTAGAGCAACTTCTACCCAAACGGCACAGCCTAACTTTAACTATTATGTTACTGTTAACGTGGACGGTGTTGCTTTAACTCCTATGCCATTGCCAGCAAGACCAACAGGTGACCTTATACTAGACATCAAACCATTAGTTAGGGACTATTTAAAACATTACTTTCCATTCAATCTTTCGGGATGGCAAACGTGTACGAAGTCAATTATAAACGTTACAGTTAACATAGGCGAACGTTACGGAACTACTCCGACTATCTATACAGGAACTAATCAAT